CGATCATGCCGGCTGTGATCGCGCGGAGGTTCGGCAACCATCGCGCAATGCAAGACTCCATGGCGGGGCGCGGGTCCCTTCAACATTACGTTTTGCGGGTCACGCCGACTGCGACACCGCACCCTTTTATGCAGTTTGTAAGTCGTTGTTGCGCTTGGGGTTGGAATTGACACCCCCTACGGGTATGCACTAATGGCCGCGCCGGCAGCCAAGACGGTCTCGCTTCAGGCGATCGCGGAGTTCTTCGGCGTCACCACTGAGGGCATCCGGCTCTGGCGCAAATCCGGCATGCCAAGCCGCACGTTCAAGGTCGGAAAGAAGGAACGGTTGGCGTTCGTCGTGGCCGAGTGCATCGAATGGCGGCGGCTGAAGGATCGCGAGGATTATGAATCGAAGAACGGGCCCAGCGAATCGGTGGAACGCACCCGGAAGCTGACAGCGGAGGCTGACCTCAAGGAGCTCGAGCTCGCGGAGAAGCGGGGTCGCATGGTGGACCTCTCGGTCCTCCGGGAAACAGTCGAGAAGGTGGCGGGTGGATTGGCCGCGGCGGTGGCCGGCCGGCTGAGCCGGTTCGAGCGAGATTATGTGGCCTGCGATTCGCCGGCCCGGGCGCGGCAGATTAACCAGGAGATCCAGACACAGTTGATGTCGGCGGCGCGCGAGTTTGGTGAATCGCTCCTTGCCGATGCGGACGCGGCGGAAAACGGATGACGGCGATCGCGGAATTCGATCTCCTCGCCTTTGACCGGGCGAAGGCGCTCCGCCTGGCGGGGCGCGTCATCCGCGATGTCTGCGAGCCGCCGAGTTGGCCCACGGTGACACAATGGGCCGACGGCTTCCGCATTCTGCCCCGCTCCTCGACTGCGCCGGGGCCGTTCCGCTCCTCTGTAGCTCCGTACACGCGCCGGTGGATGGATCTCGGCGCGGATCCGACGGTGACGATGATGGCGATGTGCTGGAGTTCCCAGTCGCTGAAATCGACCGTGCTGGAGAACATTCTCGGGCACCGCATCTGCACGGCGCCGGCGCCAATGTTGTTCGTCCGCCCGACGCAGACGGACGGCGAGATGTGGGCGAAGGTGCGCTTCGTGGGCATGGTGCGCGACACCCCGGCTCTTCGCGAACGGGTGATGCTCGAGCAATCGTCCGGCTCGACGCTACGCTTCAAGAAGTTCCGCGGCGAAGTCGGATATTTGTGGGTTCCCGCCTCGACGTCGGCCACCGAGCTCGCGTCCTGGTCCTGCGAAGTCGTGATCTTCGACGAAACCGACCGCATGAAGGACATCCCCGGCGAGGGGAACCCGATCGAGATCGGCCTCAATCGCATGAATGCGGCGGATGTTGGGAAGGCGATCCTGAGCTCGACCCCGGGAGACGCCGATTCCTCAGAGATCTGGCCGGCGCTCCTGGCCGGGACCCACGAGAAGTATTTCGTCCGCTGCCCGCATTGTGGATTGGCGCAGCCGCTCACCTGGCGGCGTCCGGATGCGAACGCGAAAGACGGGCGAGAGCAGTATTGCCTCCAGTGGCCGGCCGGCAAGCCCGAAGGGGCCGTCTATGTCTGCCTCAACGGCTGCGTGATCGAACATCGCGCGAAGGCGGCAATGCTGCAGGCCGAGCACGGGGCGGAGTGGGTCGCTACCAACCCCGAGGGACTGTATCCGTCCTCGCACCTGCCGGCGCTCTATTCGCCCTTCGCGAAGTCCAGTTGGGGAACCCTCGCCGCGAAATGGGAAAAAGCACAGGGGAAACCGGCCCGGCTGCAGGTATTCATCAACACCATCCTCGCAGAGGTGTTCGTCGACGTCGATGTCCGCCACGATGCGGACCTGATGGGGCGGCGCGAACAGTGGGGCGACGACCTTGAGGATCGCGTGGTACCGATCGGTGTCGGCCTGCTCACCTGCGGCGTCGACGTGCAGGCCAATCGCCTCGAGATGTGGGTTTGGGGCTGGGGTGCCGGACTCGAGAGCTGGCTCATTGACCGAATCGTGATCGATGGCGATCCCGCAGTGCACGTCGATACGGCGGACGGGGTCTATGCGGACCTGACCAAGGCACTCGGACGCACCTATCGGCACGTCAACGGCCACGAGGTACCGATTCGGGCGGGGCTGATGGACTCCGGGTTCGGCGCGACGCAGATCTATCGCTTCTGCAACCCGCGGCGCAAGAAGCCGGTGCGCAAGTTCTTCGCCTGCAAGGGCGATGACGGGGATCGGCCGTTGCTCGGCAACCCGACACTCCAATCTTCGCAGCGGGTGCCGTTGTACCTGGTGGGCACCGACACCGCGAAGAACGAATTCCTCCGCTCGCAGGTCCTCGAACGCGACCGGGGACCGGGCTATGTCAACCTGCCGCTCTGGATGACCGAGGAAGAATGCCTGCAGCTGGTCTCGGAGGAACGGAAGCGGGTCACGCAACGCACCGCGCGCGGCATCGTCACCAAAGGCGTCTACGTGCGGAAAAAGTTTGAGAAGGACGCCCACGGCCGGGAGGGAGACATCCCGAACGAGGGATTGGACGCGCGCAATTATGCCCGCGCGGCCGTGGAACTCGTGGACAACTACGACTCGGTGATCGCGCGTGGCATTGCCACTTACGCCAAGCCGATCGAGGGCGCCGCCCCGCAACATGAGCAGGAGGAACATATGGAACGTCCCCGTCCGCCGGCACGCCCCCGTCACCCCGGGCGGCCGGGCGGCTGGATGGGAGGGTTCCGATGAAGCCCGAATACGTCCTCGGCGTTGCCGCCAAGGATCGCCGATTCCTCTCGAACGACTTTCGCGTGCTCATCTCCCTGCACGGGTGGATTGATGCGATCGATTTCCTGCCGGTGCGCGTGACCCCGCTCGCGCGCGAAATCTTTCACGACCAGGACGAGCGACGGGTGACGGGGACCGAGCGCGTCGCGGTGCACCGCTCCCTCAAGCGTTTGCAGACGTTCGGCTATCTCGAGTGTCAAACCAAAGCCGTGAACGGGACGCAGATCAGCACCTATCGCCTGCGCACTCCCCTACGGTGTAGCAATACGGCTACGGTGCAGGCGGCGTAGCACTCCTTTCCATCCCGTGCGGGGCGGATTGTTCGGCCCATGAGCGCGGCGATTCCTACCTGCGAACCGACCCAACTCACTGCCGGCGATACCTGGCAGTGGCTCGTGTCGTTTCCCGATTACGTCCCGAGCACGCACGCGCTGAGCTACGCGATTGCTGGGCGTAGCGCGCTCGGGTGGCAATCCGGGTACGTCGCCGCCAAGGGTAACGCATACCTCGTCACGGTCCCGACGACCGCCACCGGCTTGGAGGGGGGCGTCTACCTCTTTCAGCGGTTCTTCACGGCGCTGAGTGATGGCGCGCGCACCTCATGTCGGCTGCCCTCGATCACCGTGGGCGGCGACCCGGCGCTGTTCCGGCCCGGCGACGCGCGGCCCTGGCAGGAATGCGCGCTCGAAGCGATCGAGGCGCATCTCGGCGGCACGGCCACTCGTGGCATGCAGATGTATACGGTCCCCGGCGGTCGTCAGGTGATGCACTACTCGATTGACGAGTTGCAGAAGCTTCGGAAGAGCCTGATCCGTGAATTGAACCTGATGGCGCGGAACGGGATGCCGAAGACGCGCCTCGCCACGTTCGGCCCGATGCAGCAGACGAGCTTCGACGCCATGCGGCGCGGAGTGCTGCCGTGATCGGCCTGAGCCTGCCCTTCCGCCCGACGCCGCGCCCGCAGGCCCGCAGCTTCTCGAGCTATCAGGGCGCCATGGGCGGCCGGCTGGTTGGCGACTGGAATGCGCCATATCAGTCGGCGAACAACGAGGTCCGGTGGAACAACACCGTGCTCCGCCGCCGCGCGCGTGCCGAGGATCGGAACAACCCGCACGTCCGACGCTTCTGCAATCTCATTGTCAAGAATGTCGTGGGCTCGAAGGGCATTCTCCTCGAAGTGCAGGCGCAGACGACGCGCGGCGACCCGCATACGAACGTCAACGCCGCGATCGAGGATGCCTGGAAGGAATGGGGCCGGAAAGAGAACGCCAGCGCGAATGGCCGGCTGAGCTGGATCGGCATTCAGGCGCTCTGTGCGCATACCTGGGCCCGCGAGGGTGAAGTGTTTGTCCGCCTACTCCGCGGGTTCGACAATCCCTTCGGCTTCGCGCTGCAGTTGGTCGACCCGGATCAGGTGGACGAGCTCTACAACGTCGAAAAGTTGCCGAACGGGAACCGGATCGTGATGGGCGTCGAACTCGATACCTGGGATCGGCAGGTTGCCTTCCATGTCTGGTCGAAGCACCCGACCGAGTTCCTCGCCGGGCCGCGCGTGCGCGAGCGCATCCCCGCCGACCAGATCCTCCACCTCGATCGCCCGCTGCAGTACGGTGCCGCGCGATCGGCCACGCCGCTCGCCCCGGTCCTCTGGCCGATGCACAACCGCAAAGGCTTCGTCGATTCGGCGACCACCAATGCGCGGGTCGGCGCCAGCAAGCAGGGCTGGATCAAGCGCGGCCCCGAGGCCGATGAGGTGCTGGACGCGACGCGCTCCATTCCCATGGACGCCAATCCGGGGGCGATTGACGAGCTGCGGCACGACGAAGAGCTGGTGATGTGGGATCCGGCGTTCCCCAGCGAGTCGTTCGGCCCCTTCAACAACGCGCTGCTGCACTACGAGGCGGCCGGACTCGACGTCGCCGCGACGTCGCTGAGCGGCGACCTGTCGATGGTCAACTACAGCTCGATCCGCGCGGGCCTGCTCGATGAGCGCGATACGTATCGCCAGCTGCAGGGCTGGATGATCGAGTCGCTGCACGATCCCGTCTATCGCATCTGGCTGCAGCAGGCCGTGCTCACCGGCATGGTCAAGATCCCGGCCACCGATGTCTCGCGCTGGTTCGACGTCGTCTGGCGCTCGCGCGGCTGGGCGTGGGTCGACCCGTTCAAGGAAGTTCAGGCCGCGAAGCTCTCTGAGTCCTACGGCTTCCGCACGATGTCGCAGATCACCGGCGACCATGGCGGCGATTACGAAAAGAACCTCGTCGAGTTCCAGCACGAGGCGAAGCTCCGCGAGAAGTACGGCGTCACGCACGCCGAACCGATCTCGGTCACGATCCCCGAGGAGACCACGAATGTCCAAAGCACCGACAGCGCCCAAGGCGGGCGCACCGGCGCGCCGAACCGTCCGCGTGACGGTCGACCGCGCCTTGCTGTCGCAACGGGCTGATAACCCCGACGGCGGGATTCCGGTGGCGCTCTCCAGTGACGATCCCTGCGACATGGGATACGGCACGGAGGTGCTCGAGCATAGCACCGACGCGATCGACCTGTCCCGCGCCGCCGATGGCCTCCCGATGCTGGCCGATCACGACCGCACGCAGCTCATCGGCCGCCTGCGGGACTTGACGATCGGCGATGACGGCAAGCTCCGCGCGGTCGCCTATCCGGCCTCGAGTGCCAAGGCGCAGGAAGTCTTCACCGACATGCAGAACGGGATGCGCCCGGACATGTCGATCGGCTACCGCGTGCTCGCCTGGGAAGAGCCGTCGAAGGACAACGGCAACATGTGGGTCATTACCCGCTGGATGCCCTACGAGGCATCCAGCGTAGCCATTCCTGCCGACATCACCGTCGGCGTGGGACGCGAAGCGCCAAGGGACGCCGCGTCCGAGCAGCCCACTCCCGCAACAGAGGATCGCACCATGCCCGAACCGACCGTCCCGGTCGCGCCGGCTCCCAGTGCGGGAGCGGCCCCAGCAGTCCAGGACCCGACGCCGATTCGCGCCGCGTCCGCCATCCGCGCCGAACGCGACGCGGAAATCAGCGAGATCGTGGCCCTCGCCGGCCAGCACAACCGCCTCGCTGACCTGCCGAGCTACCTGAGCCGCGGCCTGTCGCGCGACCAGGTCGCCAACGAGATCCTCTCGAAGCAGCGTGAGGCCAATGTGCCGATCGCGGCGCCGGCCGGCCACGTCGATCTCTCGGCGAAGGATCGCAAGGCGTATTCTGTCGTTCGCGCCATCAATCACCAGATCGCGTCGATGACGGGCTCGCGCGGGCCGGACGCCGGGCTCGAGCTGGAGGTCTCCCAGACGATCGCCCGGGGCCTCAACCGCTCGCCGACCGGCTTCTTCATGCCGATGAATCTCGGCGCCCCGCAGACCCGCGCCTCGCTGACCGGCCAGACAGCGGCAACGGCCGGAGACGGCGGCGATCTCGTGCAGACCGATGTCGGCACCGTCATCGACCTGCTCCGGAATCGCATGGTGTGCCAGCGCGCCGGCGCGACGATCATGCCCGGCCTGACCGACAGCATTTCGTTCCCGCGCCAGATCACGGCGAACACGTTCACCTGGACGGGGGAAAACCCGTCGACGCCGGCGACGCCGACCAAGCTCACGTTCGACGTGGTGACGCTCTCGCCGAAGCAGGCGCAGGCCGTCAACGCCTTCTCGCGCCGGCTGCTGGTGCAGTCCAGCGTGGACATCGAGAGCTTCGTGCGCTCGGATCTCGCCACTATCGCAGCCATCGGCCTCGATCTCGCGGGCCTCGCGGGCCTCGGGTCGTCCAACCAGCCGACCGGCATCACGCACACCAGCGGCGTCAACTCGGTCGTGACGGCCGCGGATGCGGGCAATGGCGGCAAGCTCGCCTACGCCGACATCCTGAGCTTCATCAGCCAGGTGGAAGTCGGGAACGCGGATCTCGGCGCGCTGTCGTTCGTCTTCACGCCGGAAATCAAGGCCGACCTCAAGTCCACCGCCAAGATCGGAAGCACGTACCCGATCTTCCTGATGGACGACCAGGGCGAGGTCGAGGGGTATCCGACCTTCATCACCAACCAGCTCCCGAAGACCCTCACCAAGGGCTCGGCGAACAACTGCCATGCCGCGATCTTCGGCAACTTCAACGATCTCGTCATCGGCGAATTCGGCGGGGCCTTGGACATCCTCGTCGATCCGTTCACGTACAGCTCGCAGGGCATGATCGCGACGAACGTGTTCCTGCTCGCCGACATCGCGGTGCGTCACGCCGCGTCGTTCTCCGTCGCCCTGGACGTCCTGGTCTAAATGGCCACGATCGTCCGGATGCGTTACACCGGGAGCCGCCCCTGCGCAGCGCAGGGGCGGCATCTGGCCCCGGGTGATGTGGTCGAGGTCCCCGACCATGTCGCGCGCTATTTCCTGATCCGGAACGAAGGGGAACTCGTGCCGGATCAGGAGCCGGAAGCCGTGGCCGTGCGCCACCGCGATCCGGATGTCACGTCGCAGCCCGGCCCGAAGGGGCGGCGGCGCGGATGAGCTTCATCGACTGCGACCTCGCGGTGATCTACGACGGCCCCTTGGCGGAAGACGTCACGGGACCGGCGGGGGTCATCCGCGGGTTTGTCGATGTTGCCGATGAAGAGAACTGGCGGATTGGAGATTTCGGCCGTCACCAGACGCGTCTGGATCGTCGCTTCGTCCTCAGGATTCGCACAGACGACCTCGGGACGATCGCCCGGGACGGCACGGTGTCGATCGCCGAGGGCCGCTTCGCGGCGACCTACCGCGTGCAGGACCTCCGCCTCCAGGCGGATGGCCGCGAGACCGAGCTCTATGTGGTGGCTCTCAAATGATGCTCGAATGCACGCGGCAAGTCGTGACCGTCCTCACCGACCCCGATCAGGGGCTCATGATGCAGCTGGCGCAGCTGGCCGCGCACGGCGGCATCGAGGCCGGGATCACCGCCCCGGCCGCCGTCACGATCACCGATGAATCGAGCAGCGACACCGTGGCGCTCGGGCGCCGGGCCGACAGCGCCACGCCCTCGCTCACGGTGTTCTTCGAGGCCCTCAACAATGTGCCGGAGATGAACCAGTTCCTCCTGCGCGATCACCTCATCTCAGTCGGGATCCGCTTCGACCGCGATGACGACGAGGCCGCGCTCAATGTGGCCGCGATTTCCCTGCTCTTTCGCGCGCTGGTTCGCACGCTCGGCGAGTGGTTCCGCACGTTCGATGTCAGCACCACCGCCCGCAACGGGGTGCAGTTCGTCGCCCCGCACAAGATCGAAACGGCGTCGTTTGCGCCAAGCATCACCTCACAGAGTACCACCTTCGGGATGCGCGTCGTGTTCCAGATTCGCGACGCCCTGCCCGCCACCGTCTAGGAGTTGCCATGCCCGAGGAAACGCAGCAAAAGCCGGTGCGTGAGAGCCCGGAGACCGTCATCATCGACGGCAAGCCTGTCAACGTGCCCTTCGAGGTCTGGGAGAAGGGGCGGGCCGCAGTGCATGAATGGCACACCAACCTCGAGGCCCCGCTGGCGCAGAATGCGCTGAAGGCGTCCGGCCTCACGATCGACAAGGTGATCCCCACCGGCCACGGCAAGCGGATCGTCGTGGGCGACGTGGAACGCGCCATCCTCGCCGACAAGGCGCTGAAGGCCAAGCAGTCCGTTGACCAGGCGCCGGTGACGGCCGCCGCAGGCCAGGAGAAGTAACATGGGCATGGTCCCCGTCACTCGAAACATCTACGGTCTCCTCGACAAGAACGAGGGCACGTTCGGTACGGATGCGTCTCCGGTTGCGGCCACCGACGCGTTCTGGCTGATGTATTCCGGCAGCGCGCCCGGTGCGCCGATGACCGAGAAGCTCGGCTTCGACGGCAAGATCGGGAAGAACTACGCTGGGTTGCAGGGGCTCAAGAATGCGGCGCCGTCCATGCGCTCATTCTCGCTCCCGGCCACGATCTATCCGCGCGGCTATGGCGCGGCGTATTCGGTCACGCACCTGCCGCCGAACGGCTTCCATGCCGCGATGCTGTCGGCGGGGTACCTCGCCACGGTCGTGACGACGGGCGGCTCGGAATCGGTGAGCTATGCGCCCCAGGGTGACGGCACGCCGGTCTCCTCGACGCTCTACATGAACGCGGGCCGCGTGATTGCCACCGGCAATTACAAGCTCTACAAGGGCTTGGGCGGCCTGGCCAACTTCAAGCTGTCGACGAGCAACGCGGCCCCGCCGCTGGCGACGTTCGATTACGTCGGCATCTACAGCGGCAACCCGACGGAAGTCGCGTACACCTCGCCGACGATCACGGACTCGCCCACGGTCCCGAACTCCTCGGCCCTGACCTTCAGCTACGGCGGCACCTCGCTGAGCGCGGTGTCGTTCGACTTCGATTCCGGTCGCGATCTCTCGACCGAGCGCGCGCCGTTGACGGCGGCTGGTGCTCATCTCGGGTATGTCCCGGGCGCGTGGACGCCGATTCTCAAGGTGCAGGTGGAAGAGGAAGCGATCTCCACGATCGATCCATGGGCGCTGCGTCAGGCCGCGAGTACCGGTGCACTGATCCTCGGCATCAACCAGGCGACGCAATACAACCGCTACAAGATCACCGGCGCGCAGGTGCAGCTCGTCAACGTCACGCCGAACGTGAAGGGCGCGATGGGTATGTGGGATCTCGAGTTCGCGTTCAAGCCCTCGACGCCGACCGGCAACGACTCGCTCGCCGTGGTCTTCGACTGAGATGGCGTTCTCCGGCCCGGAGTTCCTCGCACGGCACGACCCCTGGTATTTCGTCGATACCCGGGGCCGTCGCCATGTGGCCCGCGAGCTGGGGTACCGGGACGGCGCCCGCTGGCTGAACCGGTTCGAGGAAGTTGCGGGGAAGCCCGCCGAACAGGAAGCGATCATCTCACGCTTTGTGCGCGTACTCTTTCCGGTGCAGGCGCGCTACTGGTTTCGCCGTCCGTGGCTGATGGCCGGGTGGGTCGGTGTCGTGGGTGCGGTGATCCTCTGGCGCCGCGGCGTGACGCTGCCGCACTGGCTCGATGGCGCACTGCTCCTGCTGGCCCTGTGTGTCTCCGTGGGACTGCTTATCACCCAAGCTGGTGACCCCGATCCGTGGATCGAGTTCCAGCGCCTCCCGGGACCGGCCCAGGTGGAGGCGATTCGCGATGTTTTTCGCCGTGCGGTGGGGCCGAATCAGGCCCCACCGACCCCGAGCGTGACCTCAACGCTGACCTGATCGCGCTCGGCTCCGATCCCTATCGAAGCGTGCGGGAACGGCGCATGACCCTCGCCGGCATGATCCTCCAGGTGCAGGCGCACTTCCCCGGTGCGCCGCAACAGTGGGACTCGACGGACGGCTCGATGCCGTTCCGGTTGCTGATGGCGTACTTCGCCGGCCTCTCTGCCAAGCTCGCGCTCGAGCGCATCAACTCCGCGAACGCCCACGTGCTCAGTCAAGGCGGCCCGCAGGCCAAGGAATTGGCCGCGACGACCGCCAATGAGGTCTTCGGATAATGGCCGCCCAACGCCCCACCCTCGAAGTTCTCGCCTCCCTCGTCGACCAGCTGACGGGACCGCTCCGCGCGACCGCCGAGAAGGTGAAAGAGATCGCGGACACCATGAACACCGCGCTCGAAGCGGTAGGCGTCGGGCTGTCCGTGGCAGCCCTGGGCGAGTTCTTCAAGACCTCGATCGAGAAGTCGGCCGAAGCGGAGCAGGCGCTCGACTTCCTGCGGCAGGCCGTGAACAACGCGGGCGGATCCTTTGCGGCGTGGCAGCCGAAGATCGATGCGGCCGTGGACAGCGTGCATAACATGAGCACCGCCACGAAAGCCGATCTGACCGATGCCCTCACGAAGCTGATTGCGAAGTCGGGGGACACGCAGGGCTCGATCAACAACCTCGGCATGGTGGCCGACATCGCCGCCTTCAAGCACGAGACTTTGGGCGAGGCGGCGGATCAAGTCGGCAAGGCGATGACCGGGAACAATCGGACGTTCATGGAGTTCGGCATCACCGCGGGCACCACGGCAGAGAAGATGGAGCAGCTGCATGCGAATACGGCGGGGTACGCGGAGATCGCGCTCGGCACCCTGAGCGGACAGGTGCAGCTGGCGAAGCGCGGCCTGACCGAGTTCGAGGAATCGGTCGGCGACGTGATTACCGGCTCCGGCACCGCGAAAGACACCGTCGGGTTCTTCGCCACCGCGCTCGGCAACCTGAAGCTCTGGGTGGATGACAACAAGGCGTCGCTCGAGACGTTCATCGGGCAGGTGGTGAGCACCGTCAAGGCGGTCGGCTCGGCGCTGTCGCCGATCTGGGATCTCATTACGGCCCTCGGCAAGGGCGTCGAGGCGACGATTGGCTGGCGGAATCTCTGGGACGGGTTCCGGGTGAGCCTCGTCGCCGTGGGTGCCGCGTTCGGGGAAATCGCGGCCGGTGCGGAATACATGGTGGGCGCACTGCTCGAAAAGTTCGGGACGCTTGTCGCCACGTCGGCCCCGCTCTTCAAGGTGCTCGGCATCAACGTGGGCACCTGGTCCGCGAACGTGATCCAGTCCGGCAAGGACATGGAAAGCTCCGCCACCGCCTCGTTCAAGTCGATTGCCGACAAGTCCGCTGCGTCGATGCAGGCGATCATGGATCACACCGATGCCGCGGAATCGCACATCACGACGACGCACGCCGACAACGCCTCGACGCGAATCGCGGCCATCACGAAGGAACAGGAAGCGGCGATCAAGCGGTGGGACACAGAACTACAGGCCGCCGATACCGCCATTGCGGCGATTACGGCGGAGTTCACGAAGGACTTTGCCGGCACGATGGGCACCGCGGCGGCGGAAACCCAGAACAAGATTGCCAAGATCACGGCGGAAATCGACAAGCTAACCGAAGAGTCCAAGGGATCGAGCGGTGTCCAGCTTGAGCAGTTTCAGGCCCAGATCAAGAAGGCCGAAGACACGCGGGTGATGTATGAGGCGGTCCTGCCGGTCTTCGGTCAGATCGCCGATCTATCTCGGCAGGTCACGCAAACCGAAAGCGACACGGAGCCGCACCTCCGGCTGCAGGCGCTCAACGCGGACCTGACAACCGCACTCGGATTGCGCGCATCGACCCTGGGTAACACCGCTGCCCAGAAGGCGCTCGATTCTGAGATTGCCACGATCCAGAAGGACATCGCGACCGCAACCAAGCAGACGCAGATCGCCGCGGCGGACATGAGCGGCCCGAACAGGGACCAAGCCGACAGTGACCGACAGCGCGCGGAGAAGACGGCGGCCATTGAGGCGCATGAGCAGAATGTCCGGGACGCCCTCAAAGAGGGCGTCAATGGGGCGATCTCGCTCGCCACGCAGTTCGGGGCGATCGACCAGCAGACCGCGAGCGTGCTCACCAATGCGATCGGCATCGGGCAGGCATTGGCCTCTGGCAATCCGGCCGGAGCCGTCGCGGGCATGGTCGGCCTCCTCGGCTCCCTCTTCGGTGCGTCGCCGGAAAACGCGGCCCGCAAGGCGCTGCTCGATAAGAACAACCAGCGGCTCTCGGATCTGGCCGCCATCAACGGCAAGCTCGTCGACCAGAGCGATTCTGGCGCGAAGATCCAGCGGGTACTGAACGCGTTGGAAAAGACGGGGATGTCCGTGACGGGCCCCGGCCAACTCGGTATCAACTCCGGGGACTTCGCCGCGAACCTCATGGCGGGCGGCGGCACGTTTCAGGATGCCGTTGACCTCGCCAAGTCGCTCGGCATCGACCTCGGCAGCACGAACTCGCAGACTTCTGCCGCGCTGCCGCAGCTCATGAACGCCCTGAAAAACTTCAAGCCGCAGGCGTTCGGGTCGGATTATCAGGGGCAGCTCAGCCAGTCGTCGTTCACCGAGGGACTGAGCGGCGGCCAGTTGAGCGCCTCGGACTACTACAAGGCCCTGAGCGGATCGGCCGGTTCCTCTTTCCTGTCCTCGCAAATCTTCAAGGGGATCAGCGACCCGACGAAGATGAGCGCAGCCGATTGGGCGACCCTCGCCGCCAACGTGCAAAGCGTCGGCGGCAACATCAACTCGTTCACACCGGAACAACTTGGCGGCCTCTCGCTCGGCGACCTGACGTCGACGCTCACGGGACTCGGCGGACTCTCGCCGTCCACCAGTACCTCCGTCGCGCCCGTCACATCGAGCACGATCACCGCGCCCATCGTGACGACGAGCACTGGCTCCGGCCTCGCGCTGCCCACCGGAACCTCCATCACCGTCACCGATGATCAGGGATGGGGCTTCAAGTCGCTCGCCGACTTCCTCGGCCCCAAGCTCGATCGCGTGGGCGATGGGATCGACACGACCAATAGCAAACTTGACACGATCGAGCAGACG